CCAACCTTTCCTAAGTGACAGAGGGTGGGTTTCCCCACCCCCTGCCGAGCAATAACGGGAATTATCCGTTTGTTGCTGCTGACTCAATGCGATAGAGAGCAGCTTCACGAAGGCGTGCAAAGCCTCCGAAGTAGTACCAACCGATTGTGCGGAAACGACGTAGCGCGTCAATCTCTGGACCGATAACGGTTGAGATGTCTGCAGCCTGTGCTTCAGCCAATGCTTCACGACCAGCGACGATTGCGCGGTAGTTGTTAGTAAATGTTACAGTACCTGTGTCAGCAACTGATGTGATATTAGATGCTGTCAATGAGTATGTAAATGTTGTTGTTGATGGTGTTGAGGCGATTGTGTATGTACCGTTAACACCTGTGTTAGTTGTAGCAGCAACTGTTACAACCTGACCTGTACCAAGACCGTGAGCAACTGCTGTAGTAATTGTTACTACGTTAGATGTCAAAGCAACGTTGGTGATAGTAGTGCTTGTAGCAATACCAGTAGCCAACTTTAGACCGTTAAGAACACGAGGTGTCTCAACGATGAAAGCGCCTTCGATAACTCCTACTGCGCCAGCAACGAACGGTGTACGCTCAACGTACTTTGTTAGTTCTTGGAATCCACCTGTACCAGTTTCAGCGCGAAGATCGGCTGACTGACGTGGATGTAGGTATGCAGCATATAGTTCACCCATACGAGGCAATGCCTTGTTTGTGCGTAGTGATACAACAGCGTTACGGATGTCCGCAACTGTCATTGTGTCTACTGGTAGAACTGTTGCTGAAGTTGTTGGAGCAGTTCCTGATGGACCATTTGAGTAGATCACGTTAGTTCCTGCTGAGAGGACCTGACCTACAACGTTGTCAATAGAATCTGCTGCGTTGTATGCGATGATGTCAGCAAGTGCTGAATCAACATCGTTGAAAGAAGTTAGGTTTAGCTTCTTTGTTGTTGTAACTGCTGAACCGTATTCGTTCAGTGTTACTGTAACCTGTGATGGGTTACCTAGTGCGATGCTTGAAACATCTGAAGTTTCTGTCAATGTAGATGTAGCCTGAGCCAAATCTGAATAGATTGAGAAAACAACTGATGATCCTGGCATAGCCTGTTGAACCGGCTTAACATCTGCAAGTGAGCGCATAACAGGAATGGAACGTAGTGCCATTCTTACATACTGGTCGTATGCTGCTTGTACGAGGTTGCTGATGCTAGACGTGGTTGTGGGGGTACCTGTTGGAATTGCCATTAGGTCTAGCCTTTCTGTTTTAGGATCGGATTAGAGTCCAGACAACCTAATAACTTCATCCAGTTCTTCTTTGCTGTTTGCATTGAGCAGTCTTTGCATAATATCTCCATTATGTTCTGGTGATACACCAGAGTCTGCGGAGTTTGTCATACGCTTATATGCTGCAGCATCGTTTGGATTTACGTTAGGTGTTGCCTGGGTTTGACTTGTTTCAATACCGAATACATCGGCATAGTCTTCAAGCCATTTAGATACAGACTCTTCAGTTGGGTCTATATCCTGTGGGATAAATGAAGCAATTTTGCTGTTTACCCCGCGACTTGCGAGGGCATCCTTTATTGCTCGTTCGCGCTGCGATTTATTCAGAGACTCAAACTGAGCCTTAAGCTCATTTAGTTCTTTGTCTTTCTGTTTAGACGCTTTGCGTAGTTGCTTTACTAGGTCATTCGATGAGTCATCCATTGTGAAGTCGTCATCATCCTCGTAGTCGTAATTGGACATAGTGGTCCTTCTCCCTATTAGTTGTTGGCGCTAGCCTCACATTCAGTTGGGGAACTGGTGTGGCTCTAGCTACTGGTATTGATGTCGCTCCACTAGGCCAGTCGTTCTAGTGGCAGGCTTTTATTTAGTAAGCGCCAGCACGATCTCGTGCTAATGCGCTAGATGATAGACCAGATTGACCACCAAAGGAAGCCTTCTCTAGTCCAGTAATCTTCTGACGTTGCTTACGTGCTTCTTGAGCACCGGCAATGTTAAAGATTTCTTGTTCTGCAGTTGTCTGAGTATATGGGTTTTCTCCATAGATGGATGCAAGTTGTGAACCACGCTGTAGCCCACCTGCAATTGTTCCATATCCTTGCTGTGCAGATTCTTTAGTGATACCAGCAGCTCGTAATTCTTCTGCTCTGGTTGCACTGGTTTGTAGTCCTGTTTGAATTGCAGCGCCACCAATTTCAGCAGTAGTTACCTTACGCTTGATGTTCTCAATAGCATTAGTTGGATCAAGGGTATAGGCCAAAATGTCTGCATTAGTAATCTCAGGATAAAATTCTTTAAGTGCTTGTGTTACTTCTGGGTTAGCATTAAGCACACGCTTTTGTGCGGTTTGAATACGATCTTCAAGTTCTACTGAAGATACATCTCCAGCAATAAACTTTTCAAATCCTTCTTGACGACCCATTTCTCCACGTGTGTAGTAAGACTCTGGAAGTCCATAGCGACGCATTACATCTTGGTATGCGTCTTCATTTTGGATGTACTCAGCCTCAGATAAAGCACGAAGTCCTTTTGCTACACGCTGAGCATTAGCTGCAAAGCGCTTCTTGTAGGCATCTGTGCCACGAAGACGCAGTACAAACTCATCTCTAGAAATGCCCTCTTCAATAAATTGTTGTAGTGGTTCTACTAAACCACCCATACCATAAGCACCAAACTCTGATCTTAATAAATCAAAGGCAGACTGTCCTTGCGCTTTCTTTCCTGCTGCAGTAGCAGCCGTTGCTTTAGCAGCATCTGCTATCTTTGTTCCTTTTTTAATAATTTCTTCTGTGTCATCATCATACACACGGATAGTGTCGCCAGTTTCATCGTCAATATATGTTGATACAGGCTTCTTTTTAACAACGACAGTAGGTTCATCTACAACAGGTTCGTCTGCAGCAGGATCATCTACAGTGGGATTAACTGTAGCAGGACCTTCGCCTATTGAGGCAAGATAATCTTCGTAAGTTGTTCTGTCTTCTTGTGGAAAGCTGGCTTGAAGTTTTGCCCATTCATTGCGTGTATATGCCATTGTTACCCCTGAAATCCGAAGTCACGGAGGACTTGTAATGTTGATGAAGCAACCTCATCACGAGCATTTTCTGTATATTGCCAACGGTTGTCTTTGCGTAGCGCTTTCTTAAAGTCATACAAGTTCATATCACCCTTGTCGGTAATAGCCATACGAAGTGTTGAATCATTAAGATCAATTTCATCTGGGTTTAATTCAAGCACTGATGCCATTGTTTGGCGGTATGGTGAATAGATAGCCTGTAGGTCATAGCCTTGACCAAGCAAGTCACGCACATACTGTGGTTGACCTTGTGCTGCAAGCATACGAGCATCTTGTGATACACGGTTAATATCAATATCACCATTAGCAAGACCGCGTAATACCGCTGTCTCAAGATCTCCGCCTGCAGTAACTGCAGAGATATTTGGCAAGATGTCTTTTAGACTAAATCCATTTGCCTTAGCAATGCCTTGGAGTGTTTGGTAATTTTGAAGGGCCTGACCACTAAAGCCTGTCTGCTTTCCAGCAGTTCCTGTTCCAACGATGCTTGTTACTCTACCAATGAATGGTGTAATCAAAGCATTGATTGCTAGTGGGTCATCGTCTAGGAAACCATCATAAATCTTCTGTGCAACAGATTGTGCCTGCTCATCAGTAAGAGTAACGCCAGCAATCTCTTTGGCCTTTGCCTTGACAGAACGCATTTGCTTTGCAAGATATAGACCATAATCAGACTTGGTTACATCTTCGCCTGCTGCTTTGAGTTCTTCATACTTTGCACGATCAACAATACGAGTGCGTACAGTTGATGCATTCTTTTGCCACCAAGGAGTTAACTTAGCTTTGGATAAAAACTTGTCATTATCCCAACCCTCTTTTACCGCTTGTACAAGCAGTTCACCAAGTTTAGGTTCTAACTTAAAGATATAGTCAGGTAGGTCGTACCAGAAATCTGTCTTAGCAAGAAGAGTCTCAAGAGGTGTTGCTGCAACAGTTATGCCAGTAGGTCCTGTAGGACCACCAGGCTTAGCCATAGATGCTTCATCTGCTTTACGGAATGTTCCTACATTAAATCCAGACGGAACTATCGTTCCGGTTGGACCTCCATCTGTCCCTCCACCGGTATCTCCGCCTGTAGTTGGTGTCTCTGGTTTTTCATTAGGCTTTGGTTGAGCAGAAGGTGCAACAGCAGGAGTTCCGGTAGGAGCCCCAGTACTTGTTTGAGTTTTAGTTAGAACGAATGGTTTTGCTCCAAGTTTTTTACGTGCTTCTACAAGAATGTCATTAGACTTTTTAATTGCAGCATCAACTGTCTTATTAAGAGAGTTGTAGTCCTTGACTAATCTATCAAATTCTTTTTGCTCTACTGCAGATAGTTTATCTCCACGAGCAATTTTGGTAGCCCAGAACTTAAGTTGTGATTCATAATCTATTAGTCTAGGTTTTAGAGTATTGGCATAATCTAATTGATTCTTAGAACGTGCACGTGTTTCAGAATCTAAGTTCTCTTTTGCTGCTTTTCCTTGGGCTTTTTCTGCAGCGATACGAGCTGCTTCTTGAGCAGCCTTTGCATCTGCAATTAACTTTTTTACATCAACTGCCATTAGCGACCACCCAACGCATTCATAAATGTCTCATAGAAACCAAGGACCTTATTGGCCTTGCCTTCATCTGTTCCTGAAATCTTGTCTATTAGGTACTGTTCTTCGCTTAAGCCAGTTGTGACTGTCTGCTTCTGGTTAGAACCTGAACCTGAATAGTTAGTTACTGTTGATGCTTTGCCTTCAATTGACTTAAGCATTTCTGTATACTTTTTAATCTCAGCAGCAGTAGCCTTGCGTCCTAAAGTGTCTAGGATAATTGAATTAACTATTTGCTGTGCAGCCTCTGGCTTGTACTTAGTAACACTAGTAACTGTTGATGGACCACCAGCACCTGTTCCTGTAGCTTCACCCATAAGGCTAATCTGCTGAAAGAAATCATCACGACTTATAGGGCTAGTTAATGAAACAAGTGCTCTATCTTCTTCAGCTTTGTTGAAGGCTTTTACTAAAGCAGGAGTGTACTTATCGGTAACCTTACCTTTATAGTAATTACCTGCTTTAAGCATCTTTGAATAAGCAGTAATAAGGGTAGGGCTTTTTGCTACAATTTTTAAGAAGTCTGTAAAGTCTCCTGTTGTTGTTTGCCCAGTTCTTCCATCAGTGCTGGCTATGGCAGTGCGTGCTGATTCCTTTGCTTGCGCCGTAGCACGAGCTTGATCTGGTGAGCTTACTGCCACTTTAGTCTCCTAGCAATCTACCAAAGAGTACGTTGTAAGCACTCACGGTGTTCTCGTTGTATTGTGAAAGTTCTCGCATCTTGATAATAGTTTCATCCTTATTCATTTGAGAAAGGAATTGGCTACCACCAAATTGATCTATTTCTTTTCTTGAAGTCTTATATGCCTCATAAAGATCAACCATCTTACGCAAAGCCTGAACAGTTCCAGGATTTGCCTTTTCAGCAACTGGTGATTTAACCATTGCTGTCAAATCATTGTAAGCGTTCATACGCTCAATAGCCTTTTGGCTACCCTGCGATAGTTCTTCTTGTACTAATGGGCGACCAGCCTTATAGATTGTGGCCCAATTTGTAAACTCTTTACGAAGTGATGAACGCTCAAAGTCTGTACCAACAGACTCAAGGTTCTTTTCGTATTGGTTCTTCTTTTCATAATAAGTTTGCATATCTGCAGCGGTCTGAACTTCACGAAGGAAGTCAGTAACTGTCTTATTCTTACGAAGACCCATATCGGTCATAGTCTTGTAAGCATCCCAAGAGTAACCAGCTTTGTGAGGAATCAAGAAGGTTGCACCTTGCTTGAACTCCTTAAACAATGCTTGGTTGTTCTCTACAAAGTCACCGGATTCTTGTGCATAACGGAAGTATGCAACAGTTGAACGATCTGATTCTGAAACAGTAAACGGCATTTGGTCTGGGAAGTACTTAACCCACTCAGCCATTGCTGTGTCGTAGTCACCAGTCTTATCAAGCAGTCCATACCAGACTTGTTTGAAGTTTGCTTCACCATTACCGCGTACCCAGTCAGCCATATCAGACTTGAGTTGTACTGCAGGTGATGCAGGTGCTACGAAACCGTAGATAACACGCATACCTAGGATACCTAGTGTGGTGTTCTTTAACTTAATACGGTAATCTTCAAGCTCTTTAGAGGTAAATGGAATTGGAGTTCCATCTTCTGCAAACTTTTGTTTTAATCCGTGACCAGATGCTTCAAGATAGGTCATAGCCTTGCGAGATGCGCTGGCATATTGACCATCACGTTCATCTCTGTTCATTGCTGCATAGATACGGTTAACGTGTGCTGGTAAGAACGCTGAAACCATTGGTTGGTCTTCTGCATACTTACCTAAAAATGTAGTTGTGATCTTATCTGCAGCACCTGGGTTAAAGATATCTACAAGATTAGATAGTACCTTGATAGATACACCTGAAAGTGGACCAGCAAGTGTAGGAATTGCAGAGTCTGGGTTCAAAGATGGTGTAAGCATCTTGATATTAGCACCAAACTGTACTGGCATTGGTACCTTAAACTCTGCAGGTACGCCTAACGCTGTCATTGCAGTCTGTACTGCCTTGTAAACATACTTTGTTCCTGGGTAAATGAAGTATGGTTCACCCTGATCGTCGTGTTGAATCCAACCTGAATGTGTAATTCCCTCATAAGTAAGAGAAGCACGAGCAATTGACTCTGGGTTGTAGCGTACAACACGGTAAACACGGCGATAGAAGTCTTCAGTAGCACGATAGAAACGCGCAAAGTTGCGACCAGAGAATGCAAGTTGGCTTTGTACCAAAGGATTATCAACATATGCAAGAGTTTGTAATGCTGCACGCTCTTCGATAAGAGTTGCTAGTTCCTTTTGAGCACTTGCCTCTGCTTTGATAAGTGCCTTTTCATCTGTAATGCCACGCTTGTGAGCGGCAATGAAAGCATCTGTAAAGCCAGTCTTCTCAAACTCTTTACGAATCTTAATCATCTCTTGTAGAACCATAGGCTCACGTGAGAAACGAGCATTAGCATTACCTAACCAGTCCCAACCCCACTCCATCAAAGATGTTGTGTAGTTACCTGTATCAGATACAGCTACTAACTGTGGTCCAAGAATATATTGAGGTGCGTCTTCTACAGATGTTGGCAAGTCATCTAATGAAATTTGACCTGATATCTTGTATGAACCAGTCTCTGGATCGTACTTGCGAACCTTATCTAGTAAATTAAGATTGATAGTTGTTCCATCGTTCTTAACAAAGAGTTGTTTTGCTGCATCATAGATGCGCTGTGCGTGCTCTTGCTCGCTTACGCCACGTTCTTCTAAACGAAAAGACTTAACTAATTTTTTGTTGTCTGGGTCCATTAGCCAATCAAACAGTTTGCCAACTGCGATTTCTTCATTATCAAGATTGGCAACTGCAATGCCGCCCAATCTGTCATTGGAGTAATATCCAATACGCATAGCCCAAGCTACTTCAGATTCTGTACTAGCAAGTGGAGACATACGAGTCATACCACGTGAACCCTTAGCACGACTCATATTCTTTGGAAGGTTATATCCAAGTTCTTCTGTGCGTACTTTACTTCTGCGTTGGTAATTTAACGTACGAGTAAAGGCGTCAATACCTGTAAAGGAGTTCTTGCCACCTTCAACAACATCCATCAATGCATTATCTAAATCGCCGTGCTTAATCTGCATTGCAAGTGCTTCACGGTCTGCTTTAGTAAATTTACCTAGTCCAGTCTTTTCATAGAACCGAGACATCTTGCCTTCATTGAGTGCATTAGCCATAATCTCACGTATCTGGGCAATGTCACCATCTGCTGCTTGAATAGCAGCACCATAGGCCTTTGATTCTTTTTTATTGATAAAGCGCAATGCTCCACCTAGTGGGTTTGCTGCCTTTTGTTCAAACTTAGTTAATCCTTTTTCCATTTGTTGCGCTGTACGCAAGCGTGTTGAAAGCATACGACCTTTAACTAAACCAAATGGTGACTCACCAATAGCAAGGTGGACCATTAAATCTTCAGATGCGTTACGGATTGCATAACGTGGACCGGCAAGAGTAGCAAATGACCAAGCGCTAGTCATCTTATCTACCCAACCAGAATGTGCCACGCCTAGTAGGTTCTGAATTAAACCAGATCGTGCAGATGCACGGTCAATATCACGAACACTCAGGGTAGTTACGAAATCAGATGTGTCTGAAAGAATAAGAGCAACTTGCTCATTTGTTCCTGGCAACATAGCTGGGTTGTATTCAACACCATTTCTAATTTCAGTTAATGCAAACTGAGGTTCTGCCTTACCCTGCAATGCACGAGCAATTGGTTGACCTTCTTTAGTTACATTAAGACCACGGATGTCTGCAATGGTTGATTGTAGTCCGTAGAAGATTTCCTTCTTGAGTCCTACTTCAGCATCATCAAATGCTTGTGCCATTAACTTTGCATCATTACGTGGAAGTACTAAACGTGCATACTGATAAACTTTTTTAGCAGCATCGGCTGCAGTAACATCTAGTTGGTTGTTATCAAAGATTGGTACAAGTTCAAACTTGGCCTTGAAGCGATCAATACGGTATTGAATCTGCTCTGTTGAAAAACGAGCCATACCTTTAGCCTCATAATTAGGCTTGATCTTGCCAACAATAGCCTCGCGGTTATTTGTTACAGTCTCTCGGATGCCATCATCTGTTGCTGCGCCACCAAAGAATAGGTTGTCTACAAACTTAGAACCCATAAAGTCAATGTTAAATGTTTTGTTAGCGGTAGTAAGTGTTTTGATACGAGCTTGACGTAGTGGATCTAGGCGCGGAATCATCACACGCTTGCGACCAATTTGACCTAACATCATTTCTTTAACTTGATCTGCGTTCATAAAGAAAGCCTTAGCAGTGTTGGCATCTTTAATAGGTGTCTCAATGTTAACAAAAGATTTAATAACAGCATCACCAAACTCTGGTGCTGTAATTGCTAGTTGCTTTTTAGCTGCAACTCTTTCAGCAGTTGTAGTTGCTTCACGATACTTAGTAAGTTGCGCTCCGTAAGTATCCCAAAATGCTGCAACCTGTGGACGTGCAAAGACTTCTTCTACTTTATTTCCACCTACTACGACATCTAATGAGTAGCGTGAAATATCAACCATCTTCTTAGCCTTACCAAGACCAAGTAATGGATCTGCATAAACTCTATAAGCAGCATCTACTGCACCAGAGATGGTCTTGTACATAAAACCATTTTTAACTAAATCACCAGGTGTAAGTGCATCAATAGCATTAGCAACAGCACGTCCTGGAGAATACTTAGCAGCACTGACTGTATCTAGTGCATCATTCCAAAGAGTATCTTTGTTCTGCTGAACTGCAGCAGCGATTGCCTTTTCAGCATCGGTACCGGTAGCAAGGATGTCGCTAAGTTTGTCTCCCTTAGAAACACGCATAGCAACAGAGATACGATCTGCACCGTATTGACGCTTTGCAGTATCAATGCGGTTGGGACTAAATACATTGTCACCTTTATCACTTGCTATATCCCAAGCATTACCTGCACCAAATGGTGATACGCCTTGATCTATTGCAATAAGACCAGTACGTGCTACGCGAGTAGCAAGGTCTGATGCTTCTTGTGCCAAGGCAAATGCACCACCAAGTGTGTAGTGCCAAGCAGTTCCTAGCCAACCACGGTTGGCTTTCTTTGCTGGATCTTCATTGCCTGCAACTTTAAGAAGAGCTGCCTGTTGTGCAGGAGTCTTAGAGGCATAAGCCTGCTGTGCAATGTTGGCTGGCAAATTAGAAAGTTCACGATGTGTAGCAAGAGTTTTAGATAGATCTTGCATCGCTTTCTTTTCTGCAGCAGTTAAACCTGCAGCAGAGGCAGCGGCGTTAAGATCGGCCAATTATTCACCTCGCGCTAATGCCTGTTGATACAAAATGGCAATTGATCCATCTGTGTCATACGGCAACATTTTGGCTAATATGTCAGAAGTCTTTGTAGTAGCTCCCTGCATCATTAACGCATTAGAACCTGGTCCTGGACCTATATCTATACCTGAAGTAACTGGTTCATTTGGGCGTTGTGTTGGTGCATATAATTCTGTTATTGGTGCCTGTGTAGCTGCTTCGCGTACATCTCCTGCGCGAGCAGGACGTACATCAGCAGTCTTGGCTAGCGGAGCACCTGACTTAATAGCCTGCGTCTCAACGCCTTCACCATATGCTGTAGAACCCATTTGTAAATTATCGGTACGTGTAGAGAATTTACCTGGACCTGCTGGTCCTGCCAGTGGATTTAACATACTCACTGTTGGTCCTCCTCTAATTTTTCTAAATCGTTTGCCATATCTTCCCAAGCCCTATTGGTTTGGGTAATATGATTTGAATGGTAAATAGATAGCTCCATTAGTTCACCTGTTAATGTTTCAACAGATGAAGCAATGTTGTGTAGAAAACCTATTCCTACAACTACAAAATCAAGAAAGCGCACTGGGCGAGGAACATAGTTGTCATCTTTCATCGCCCAGTACACCTTCCATTAAAAGTTATTATCCTTTTTTTACTGCGTTGCCGCGTCGTCCTGCTGGCATCATTGATGGTACTACCTTGCCTGGTCCTGCTGGCTTAGAAGTATCCTTCTTACCTTCAGTTGGCTTTGACATAGGTGCTGCTGCACGTGATCCTTTGTTCATTTTACACCTCCTCTGATTATGCTGCGCCGGTAATACCAGCTAGTAGTTGGGCTATATCGGGTTTTTGACCAGCAGCAGGGGCCTGACCAGCTTGTTCTTGTGGAGGTTGCTGCGAGGCAGGAGCGGGGGCCACACCTGCTGCTGGAAGTTGTTGCTCCATACCTGGTGCCATTGGTGGCATCTGCTGGGTTGGAGGTGGTTCTGGTGTAAATGCTTTTTCGATTACTGACTCTAGTGATTGCCCCTTTTGGCGACCTTGGATAACACTTGCGATACGTGAGATAATCTCACTAGGGTCTTGACCTTGCGCTGCGAGGGCTGGAATTGCCTGAGCATACTGTGCAACAGCAACACGCAAAGAATCGCGCATCTCTTCAATATCAACACGTTGTTCCTCCTGAGTTACATTCAAGTCCATTGGAATCTCACGACGTACATAGTCACGAGATACGAGCTTGTCTGAACGCATTTGTAGTAAAGCAATGATGGCACGGTTTGGATCCATACCAGACATAATTCCGTAACGTACATCTACGCCGTATTCACCCTTGATATCACGAGATGGTGTGTACTTAAGAACGTAAGGTGTTCCATCATCTGTTCCCTTGATGGTCTTTGGAATACCACCAAATACTTTCTCATCTGCTTCAAAGCATACTGAGATAAGTTCTTGGAACATACGAGCAAACTGTGCTTGAGCTGCCTTGATCTGTGTATCAAAGCCAGCCTGTAGTGCTTGCACACCACGGCCTGTTACAACTGATGCGTCAATGTTACCTGAACGAGATTCAGGGTAACGAGCACCAAGACGTAGTTCACGCTCTAATACACCAGACTCTGTAAAGACTCCAGGTGGTAGTTCTAGTGGAACACGACGAATACCTTGTGGGTTAGCAGAACGCATAATTGAATCTGGACCAAGTGCCAACTCTTGCACATCTTGTGGGATAGCAATAGGTGCTTGGATAGACTTTTCTGCTGCTTGGATCTGCAATACTGCAAAGCGAGCACGAGCAAGTTGTACTGATAGAACATCATCAAACTGTCCACGTGCTTCTCCATCAAGAGAAGAACGCATAATGACAGATGCCATAGGCTTGTTCAAGATGTTAGGTGTGCGTGATAGAACTAGGTTCTTACGCTCTGGTATATAAAGCAGGTCCTGATCTTTGTCGTGGTACTTAACCATTGAGATATAAGGAGAAGAAAGAGCGTACTGGTTACGGCCTAGAATCAAATCGTAATACTCTGGATACTGTCCAGCTAGTGTCTCTGCATCGGTAACAATGACCTGAGTAACAGACAAAACACGACCATAACGATCTAACTCTGGGTATGTACCGAATGGGTTGAGCATACGGATACGAGGGTTGTTGTCCTCAAAATCCATCTCAACCATACCGATACCAAGACCGTAGGTGTTATACCAGTCTGCTGCTGTGTACATCTGCAGTTGTAGGTCAGAGTTTGTTACATAAAAGTTTGCAATACGAGTACGAGTATCTGCAGCTTTGCGTGCTGCATCTGAAACCATATTAGTTGCTGAGCAGTTAAAGGATGGCAGTGGTGCCATTGCTTCTGCAAGGTCACGTGCTGCGACGTCAATGAAGTTTGCAACCAGAGGCTTTGGGTATTCCTCTGAAAACATTGCAGGGTATACCTTAGAGATATCTCCCTGACGCACCGAGAGCACATCACGCATACGTTGATCTCGCGCTGATGAGCGAGTACGTAAGCGTGCTAGCTTAGCGTCTACTTCTTTAACTGATAACAATGGAATTCCTTATCCGTAGATCTTGCCGTACTTCTTTTCCAGAAGTTTCTTCATCGCTGCATCTTGTGGAGTCATCTTTGTTGGTGTCTTTGCTGGAGCCTTTGGTGTTACTTTAGGCTTTACTACAGGCTTCTTCATTTGTGCCATTGTTATCTCCTTAGATGAATGTACGATCTTTTTCTGCGAGCAGTTCATCTATGTTGATAACTGTTCGTTTTCCTACCTCGTAACGAGATAGAAAAGGATTTTTCATATGGTGCGTCTTGTGTAGTCCTTGGTTGAGCATTTCGCGTGCTCTAATTTCACAGAACCACAGAGCCATTACCATATCGGTCTTGCCTTTAGTACTAGGTGACCACGTAATCAATTGCTCAATGAGCGCCTTGATGTTTTCAGTCTGGTCACTAGGTAAGTGAATAAGGTTGTCGCGGTGGTGTTTGCCGTCAAACTGTTTTGTGCCGAACAAGGTAGACATAGAAGCAACACCGAAACCGGAGTCCCACTTGTTGTTACCTGTATGGTGTTCTCGCAGTAACACACCCCTGGAGGCAAGGTTTGCGCGGATGCCCTCATCTTGCGTAAGGAATGATTGAAAAGCATTCTTTTCTACTATCCACTCACTCGGTGAGTACAGGGAAGTCCAATCAAAGATTAACTGACGGATCGCAGCAGGTGTTGGCCTAGTAATTTTAATAGCATCAACAATGTAGCGTTTATGTGTAGTGCGATCAACAGCGTAACAAATGGCGGCTGTATCACCAACCATAGCGGGATCAAGACCACAAATAAAACTAAAGCCGTTGACATCACGTGGATGACCTGGGTGACCAGGAACCAAGCGACCTGCTTTGCGCATACCATCTATAGAACCTCGCACACATACTGGATCAAAGATGGCATCATCTGAGATGTCTTGCTGTTGGTAAACTAAAGCCCAAGTGCTTGCATCCATAGCTTGGCGTTCGTTGTAGAGGTTACGACCATTCCATCTAGGATAGAGGCCGTCTTCATCTAAATCTGATTCTGTCTGCCCATCAAAGGGGGCATCGCTAGCAGGCCAGAGAGTCTCCCACTTGTCAGGGTTCTCATCTGTTGTCAGTAAAGCTGGCATTGCAAGGTAGGTCCAAGGGACCAAGCCACCAGGGTAGCGGTCTTCGGAACGTAGTTCCTTGTATAAGTCTACTGCGGTGACGCGGGTACCTACGATAATCAACTTACCAGTAGGGTTAAGACGGGAGCGCACATCCTGGGTTAACCATCTAATTTGTTTCTCAAACTCGTTAGCGTTCTTTAATGTCACGGCGTCGTCTACAATAATCATATCGGCACGTTTACCGTAGATCTGACCACCGATACCAACGGCTTCGATGTTTGGGTCTTTTTCGCTAGACTCACGAAGCTCATCACCAAAGGTGACACGGGTAGCCTGCCACGAGGCTGACTTAGAGTTAAACCCTACGCCAGCAGCGTAAGCCTGTTGGAGTGCTTCATAATTTGGATGAGTCAGGCGTTGCTTGATGGCGTAGAGAAAGTCTGCAGCTAACTGTTGCGTCTGAGATACGATGAGTACTCTAAAGTTGGGGTTCTGACACACCTGCCAAGTGACGTAATCAATGGTCACAGTCATAGACTTGGCGTGGTTTGGCGGGATGTTCAAAAGGATACGGTTATTAGCCAGACCCTTTTCATACTTCATAGAAGGATGCAACCACCCAGGTTCGCGGCCTTCGATTACATCTATCAGGTTCTGCTGGTGTGGAAAGGTGCGGGAGTGTAGGTACTTCTGGCGGAACTCGGCAAAGGTCAGATCGTGAACATCGGATGCTGCAAAGCTCTTGTCCTTCAGCCCTAGGCGTGTTCGGTCAACCTTGTCTGTAAAGACCTTATCGGTTCTGCGGTAGTACTCGTAAGTCTTAATGGATTTGCCGGCGGAGGCACAAGCTGCCTCAATGGTCATACCTTCAGCTACACAACCAAGGATGATTCTCTTGGCGATGTCGGCACTATTGTCAGCCACGTGATCTCCTAAAATTTATTGGGGACCGGCCGGAATCGGTTCGTTTTGTTACTAGGCGAGGAGGGTTTTATCTACCAGTAGATAGACCTACCAACAAAGTTTAGAACTACTAGGTTCCTAGTATTCTGAATCTTTGTTTGGACGTGTATCTTTTAGATACACTAATCCCCACTAAAAGTACTGGGCAGATCGGGCTTGACGCCCGAAGGAGCCACAGCGAACTGAGGGGTAAGTTAGTACTCGGCCTAGGGGCCTCGCTAGAGGCCATACCGTAGCAGCTCAGGGCTTTTCCTATTAAAACCCCTTACTATATATAAGGCAGGAAATTTAACGCATTTCCCGTTTTTACGATGTGACCTTCATCACAGTATATATAACCGCAGGTCAGAGGCATATTGCAGCTTTGACTTTAGCAAATATTTTTTGTTGGGGAGTAACGGGACAGGCGCGGCTGAATTTAAGATGCTGGGGTGTCCGTTTCCGCCCTGTGCGGTTATCCACAGCCCAGCCCTGCCCTGTGGATACAGCCTGTGGATAACTTTCTAGAAAGAAAGCAGGGGCAGACTGTGTTTCGGGCAGGCTATACCCCATAGTGTCCCAACAATTAACAACCCAACCAGCCAGCCAATCCGACCCGATCACCTGACCAACCGACCAACAACCGACCAACCGCCAACCCTTTGCCCTTTGCTTTCAGCTCCGCAAATGCTCAGCATTCTCCCAAGTTACCGGTGACTGCATCCTGGTAACTTACAGCAATTCCGTTATCAAATCGTTACCAAAGCTTCTGCTTTTGGTCTGCCGTATGGGTGAGGCTCCCCCATCTTTTTCTGCTATCGTTAGCCCTAGCAGATCCCGAACAATCTGCGAAAGGGTTACAAATGAGAATAGCAACTGAAAAAGATTTCCCAATCGAGTGCCAAGAATGTTTTCAACCTGCACGCGATTGCCTCTGCAAAGTCTATGAATACAAAGGAACAATCTCTTTTAAGTCAGATCAAGAACTGACACCTGAACAACTAGATCAAATTGTTTTTGCAATTCAGGTTCAGATGGAAGAACCAGCAGATGAAGAAGGAAACGATGTTGAGTTTTCAACTCGTGAGGTTCTAGTTTCTTTGGAGATTTCAGAATGAACGACTTCGGAACTTATTACCAAGAACGATGCAAGAGCGCATCAGAAGATCAAGGCATCACCACGCTAGTTTCAGAACTGAAAGCACTAGGAATAGAAGCAGAAGAAGCACAAACTGGTGGCTTCACAATGTGCGCTTACATTGTCTTGAAGGGTGATCGTTACATCTATGCAAACTCCTATGGTGCTGGACTTTATGGAGAAGATTTCATCAAAGACATCTACCTGAACGAAAGCGAAGGGGACGACTTAGCAAGAACAAAAGATGTAGCGCGAGGCGTTGCACAATGGATAAAGGAGGCGAACTAATGTTTGACGAATTGACCTGCGTTCTCTGTAACTGGACGACAAAAGATGCAAACCAGATCGAAATGATAAATGACGGACTCGTATTCTCTAGCCAATGCCCAAAGTGTGAAGGAGAATTCTGGAAATGGGAAAGTCCCTACGATGTACGAGTGACCCTTAACGGGGACTATTTAGAAAGCGAGAAAAAGCACCGATGAAAGAGGCGACCTGCTCAAAGTGTGGAGACATCTACAACCCCGAAGAATTCGGGGAATTGCACTATGCAGACGACTGCAACGGCTCACCAATAAACGAAATCCAATACAACTAGATCGAAACCCCTTCGGGGGTCGTGGCGTAATTCGTCACCTGATGAGATCAGATACTGAAAGGGTTAGAAATGACAACAACGCTTGAAGGCTTAATGAATGGGGCAGGGATCACAGCCTCAATTTCCGAAGATTGGAACGACAACGCCCCAGACTGGGCGCATAGCAAGGCACGCCACTATCGTGTAAAGGTTCGCTATCAAAAGCGCACTATGAGCATTTGGTTTTATCAGGGCTTAGGCATCACACGCGACCCACGCCCTTCTGATGTTGTTGAGTGCCTTGTCTGTGACTCTATGAGTGACTATGACTCTTTGGATGATTTCATCGCTCAGATGGGCTTAGAGATCAAAAGCGTGGCAGATTTCCGCACCTATGAGAAGCAATACAAGCAACTCAAAAGCCAAAACAAACGCTTCGCCCACCTAATCAGCAACCCTGAACTCATCGAGAGAATGCGCGAGGTGGCATAGTTGAAGCACATTACCCCTCGCGGTTGGTTCGTGTTGGGAGTCTTGGCGACTCTCGCGCTTTGGTTGCTGGTGCTGGTGTCTTCTTCTCTTTGGTGGGTTGGTTTCAGTTCCGCAGAAGCTGAGTTTTTCGGTTGGTGTTGGGGGCTAATGTCGGAGTGTGTCCAACTGTAGAGGCGAACTATCAGGCACCGGTTCGGGCTGGTGCCTGGTGGTCTGCCGCTAAATTAGCGACAGAGGGAGAGAGTGAGAGCGATCTACCTACAAAAAAGGGAGAAAGTTAAATGGCAGTATGGAAAAGCGAAGTAACAGAGGAGATGGTGAGCAGTCTCAGCGACCAGGAAATCAGCCTATTAGTTGAAGCTCTGAATGAAGCTGTGCAAGAGGTATGCGAAAACTGGGGGATGAAATGAAAGTAAAGTGCATCAACAAAGAGATCACGGGCTACTCTAAAGACTTAGAGATTGAGCACGAGGGAAAGACCTACAATGCCACGCTCTTTTATCATAGCGAAACTGGCTACGAGTTAGAGTTTCGTGACGACAATGGAAAACTAATTGACCTGCCAGAATGGGCAGATAAGTATGACAATGGGCAACGCTCACTAGCTTACGACATAGATGAAGCTGGTGGCTTCTGGGAATACTGCCCTGCTATCCCTAGAGAAATGGAGATTGCGCTATGAAAGATAAATACCTGGTAACACTAGAGATAGAAACCTATGACGGCGACCCTAAGACTTGGGATTGGGACGTGATCTTTGTAGGAGAGGACGACATTAAGATAATTAGCAGCGACTTCAAGGGTCGCGTACTACCAACAGAGGGAGAGAGTAATGAATAGCACTTGCGTACAAGATAGACACCAATTATGTGAGGATAGTGTGCAAGATACCTACGCTTGCTCGTGTCCTTGCCACCTAAAGGGAGAGAGCAATGAATGAAGAATACCTAAAGGCTAAGTTCGACCTATGTATCAGCCAGGCAGAGAAGGACTTACAACAGGAGGAGATAGCGCGAGCTATCAAGAACCTAGAGCGTGCCAATAGTGCGCTATCGCGCTTGTTCGGGCTAGAGGAGGAGGCAGAGAATGACTAATGACTTACTTATTGAAGCGTTATGGATAGCTAAAGATAACTTCGACTATGACGCTGAGTATCATAAGGCTGAAGCGATTGAGAGATACATAAAAGAATTGGAGGAAGGCAATGAGTAACATCTACACCATACACCCACCCAAGTCAGACCTGATCCTATTCTATGAAGTGGTCGAGGCTGGGGGAGAGAACACGTGGGGCGGAGCTGATGCAGGACAAGCCATTCAATGGCTCACTCACGCACCGGTAGGCTCACGCATACTGGTATCTGCGTGGGATAGTGATGAGGAGGACGCTCATCTAGTAGGGCAGACGCTAGACATCACCGAGATAGTAAAGGCAGCAAGCTTATGAGCCTGGTACTAGGGATAGCAGTAGTAATGGTGATAGTCTATGTCCTTATAGTGTGGGAGGACAAACTTAATGACTGATGAGGTCGAGAAGAGGGTGGCAACTGCCAAGCGAAAGAATGTAAGAGATCGTAACTACAGACGTGCGAGAGACAGGGCGTTGGTTCGCCTTGCTCATCTATACCCTGATACCTATAAGCAGTTGCTCGAAATGGAGAAGATAGAAGATGAAAAGCAAGGGAAAAATTGGATTAGTATTGACGGCACTACTGTTCTTAGCGTGGGCGTACACACACGAGCCAACTCTGTCCCAGATGTCGCAGGACGTACCGATTATGAAAGCGCGGACGAAAGCTACGATGGAGGAGAAGCGTGAGAACAAGGCACTTACAGTCAGTTACGCACGAGCACTCGGTTACAATCAAAACCAAGTCAGATGTCTCGTCACCTTATGGACCCGTGAGAGCAGGTTTGACCACCTCGCAGATAACAAACGAAGCTCGGCTTTTGGAATTGCTCAACTCCTTGGAGAGCGTAGTGGACAACCTGAACTTCAAGTCCTTCACGGCTTACGATACCTTAGTCACCGCTATGGAGGGAGTGCGTGTCGCGCTCTCCAACATAGCGACAGAAGAGGGTGGTACTGATGCTGACCGGTGTTAGTTTGTTTGCAGGCGTTGGTGGCTTTGACTTAGCTATGCAACGACAAGGAGTAAAGGTAGTAGCCTCGGTTGAGATAGATAAGAACTGCAACCAAGTATTGGCGCAGCATTTTCCTGACGCTAAACAATTTACAGATGTGACCACAGTTAAGGGAGAGGATCTAATAAATGCAGGATTTACACCAAGCAGAGGAATTATTACTGGAGGATTTCCCTGCCAAGACCTCAGCGTTGCTGGCAAAAGAGCTGGTCTTGCTGGCGAACGAAGCGGGTTATTCTGGGAGATTGCAAGACTTGTGGAAGAAACGCAAACAGAATACTTCATCATCGAAAACGTACCTGGTTTGCTATCCAGTAACAACGGAGCAGATTTTGGAGTCGTCATCGGGACGATGGCCGACCTCGGGTATTCTCTCGGATGGCGTGTGCTTGATGCTCAACACTTCGGAGTACCCCAGCGCAGGCGTAGAGTCTTCATCGTTGGCAGACGTGCTACTAGCGGAGGCGTTGCCGAAATACTCTTTAAGTCAGAGGGCTTGCGAAGGGATCTTACGCAGGGCAAACAAGAGAGGCAAGACCTTGCCAGAGAAACTGCAAGCAGCTTTGGTCAAACAGGTTTTGCTAAGTACACACCAGGAGTAACAACACTTACTGCTACTACATACAAAAGACCGGAAGATAATGTTGTGGTTTACTAAGAGCAGAAGAGCACAGAACGTGGATGATTACGAGACTTGGATTGAAGGAGGAGTGATGCCCACTATGAACGCATTTGATAATGGTGATGTGCGAACAACTGTGATGGTGATGGGTACTTTACAAGCAAGAGATTACAAAGGAGTAGGTAACCAATACGTTGAGGAAGGTAAGTTAATTATGGGAACTAACGTACGCCGTTTAACTCCAATAGAGTGCGAAAGACTGCAGGGTTTCCCTGATGACTGGACTGCTGGACAGTCAGACTCAACCAGGTATAAGCAGATGGGTAATGCAGTAGCTGTACCTGTAGTAGAATGGATCGTGCAGAACATAGTAGATGTGGCTAAGGTTTACTAACCCTTTTCCTTAGCACAACAAAGCCCCATCAGTCCGTTCGCTGGTGGGGTTTTGCTTTACCCTCCGTTGGAGTAAAAGCCTTTACCCTTGAAGGTAATTGCGGGAGAGTCCCACTTACGCACCATTGGTATGTGGCAGTCAAAGCAACTTGGCTCACGAGGTTCCTCGTGGATAGAACGCTCTATAGTTAATTCACTATTGCAATCAGGGCAACGATAGTCATACTGCATTAGAGCTGCACCGCCTCTTCGATTGGTAGATAACCTACTAACTTACTGACCTTATTAGAACGTGCAAACTCTGTGGTTGCTGGCATCCAGTGGGTAACCCATTCAGGTTCTGGTACGTCCATCAGGTCAAAAGAAAAGACACCTAACGGTGTCGAGTTGATGTAGAAGGGGATGAGATCTCGCTCTGCAGCTTGGGTTATCAGCTTGCGATACTTCATCTCCTCAATTAACAGTGTGGGGTAATGAGTATAGCGACACTTCAACTCTATGTAGTGACCAGCCTTAACGCTGATGCAATCAAAGGAGTCATAGATACCCTCAGACTTAGTAAGGTCTGGATACAAACTCTCTTTGAGAAAATTAAATAGTTCTAGTTCTTTCATTGCCAAGGGCTAACACCACCAAGGTTATCCTGCAACCTACGCAAAGCCTGCTCGCACCTACGATCTGCAGTAGAGATAGCGCACTCTAGTACCTGTGCTATCTGTTGCAGAGTAAAGGATTCGTGATGGCGCATACGCAAGAGAGCTTGATCTTCTTGGTGTAGTTTAAGAAAACCATTCTTGATGTCAATGAGGTTAGCAAGTAGGTTACCACCTTCTGCCGGTGATGATGAACCTTTAGGTTGTCCATCTCTAATCATCTCTTGTGCTTGCTCTAATACTGTGCCATCTATGACTGATGCAATAACAAAGGGTAGCAACTGACCAAGGGTAGCTGACTGGTAGTAAACCTCATCATTAGTCTGATAGCCAGACTTAGCAGCCTTCTCCTTGCGTGCATAGCGTTCTCCTGCACGCTTCATCTGCCACGCAATGCGCTGTTCGTTGTGTCTGCGTCGCTCTTCGATAGGTTCCATTAGGTCAATGGTGTGATCTTCTACCCTAGTCATAGCCCACGCCATCAGTTCTTGCTTGATGTCATCCTTCTCAACGTGCTTGTTATACCTACGATGAATGGTATTAGCAACGCTAGGTACTAGGTCATAGATTATTGGGTGTAGTTCAGTCACTGATTTTCCCACATAACTTTAGGTTCTTCTTTATGATTAAAAGTCATAACAACACTATGAAAATTAGAACCTTCTCTTTTTTTCCAAGTCTGATCGTAATAACTTACTCGTCTAGTTGGTATGTAAATATGAGGATACTCATACTGTTGATAAAGTGAATGACGCTTAACTCCGCCAAGAGAATCTAATGGCAAAATTAAAACAGCACGTTTGCCTGATTGGAATACCCTTTCAATAACAGAATCTTTAATACTGAAAGGAGGATTAGTTACTAAGTAATCATACTCGTAATCATTTGTTAGATAATCAGTAATGCTATGTATGACTTGATGGCCTTTCCTTAGCAAAGTCTTAACAAACAAACTATCTTCTGAATCAAATGGACACATAACTATTGAACCAAATGTAGGCGCAAGCAACTCAAGACATTTATCAACAGTAGGCTGGTCCGTATACCATTCATCACTGTAATTATTATTAGTAATGTTGTTGATAATCTTTTGATTAGTCACAGTCTGGTTCCTGTACTTCAGGCCATACGCCATCTAGTACCATCATTGCAATAGCTGAGTAGTTAAGTAAGTCTAAGAAACTATCACGCAATGACTCATTGCTAGGCTTAACACCTGAGTCAAGTAAGTTGTTGATGCGTGCTATCTTGTCCCACATACGTACACGCAAACCATTAAGTGGTCCACCTGGTGAGTGAGCAATGTTCTTTGGGCCGTAGTCGTGATGCTTACGCACCAGTAGATTACCTGCTTGATCCATAATACGCCATACATCTGCAACGAAAGCTGCATTTACCGCACTGGGATTGGACGGATTAACAATGTCTCGGTTTCCATATTGATCTCTAGGATTTGGAAGCCCATATGCTGCAAAGTCTGTAGCATCGTGTCCCACTCTTGCCTTGTCATTGTCATACATTTGACTCCCCTATCAGTAACTTCCTTGTAGCATCAATCCCATTAGCCAAGTAGTAATCATTGATGTCCATACCTGGTGGTAGTGTAACAATCTGTGAGTTCATTACCTCGTTCGCCACGCGCTTAGCAAACTCAGCTCCAGGGTTAGACCCATCCTCTTTAATATCATTATCGCCGACAACAAAGATAGTTTCATACCCTGCAAAGAGCTTAGGAAAGTGTGGCTTCCAGGCTGCAACACCTGGTACTCCCACTGCTGGTATCCCAAGCTCTCCGCTAGTGACTATCGCATCTAGTTCACCTTCACATACAACGATGTGTGGTGAGTCAAGAGTGATGTCACAAACATTATATAGATGTGCCTTCTGCCCAGTAGGAGATCCATACTTAGGCTTGGCATCATCTAATCGTCTAAACTTAAAGCCAACACAACCACCGGAGGCAGTAAGGTAGGGGATAGATAGCCACCCTTCATACATCTCGTGACCGTTGATTGGGTTTGTAATAGTTCCTAACTGGAACAGTCCTGCTGTCTCTTCAGAGATCCCACGTGCGTTTAGTACGACCAGTGCTTCGGGACTTATTGCTTGAGCGTATTGTTGCGCCGCTTCCAGTAGCAATTTCGACTGCACGTTTGAGGCCATCATTAAACTCCAAGTTCTCTAGTATGCACACTAAGTTAGCTGCATTGCCACCTTTACCACAGGTGTGACAGAAGTACAGGTTGTCGTAGGTATTCATAACAGCAGACCTGCGACTGTCGCTATGTAGGCAGCATCTCACCGATGCGCTCTTACCCTCTCTTACTTCACCACCGAAGTGCTGGACAATGGGACCTATGGGGATTGTGTTTGCATCAATGGCACCTTTGTATCTGCCCGCTTTACGTACCCTGGACCAGTCTTGTGCTGGCATACACACCCCTTGTCATCACACTTATCGTGCCACTGAGCTGAACGCTTATAGTGAGTAAGAGTGTTCTCTTCTCCTGCCTTATGACAGTTCTGACAGATCATTTTTTTCCTTTGCTGCTTCAAAAGCTATTTGGTTTTTTGTGTATTCAACACCTGCATCAAAGCCAGCGTTGTATCCTGCATCAAATGATGCGCTCCTAGCGTGTTCTATACCTGCACCCTTTAATCGTTTACGATTTTCAGGTAACCCAATCTTAGTCGTCATCTTCTACCTCTTCAACTGGTACAACTTCTGGTACGAGTATCTCTGTTGTTGTTATTTCTCCACCTGGTACTGGCATTATTCTTCTCCTTTGATTTCTTGATGAAAGATTGCTCTTTCCTTATGTCTTTCTACTAGAGTACGCAAACCTTTTTCACTTTGTCCTGTGATAGCTAAACCACAAGGACAATAAAAAGAAAAACTTGGGCGTTCATTTGCATACCATTGTGCTACGTGTGCCATTACTGCTTCTCCTTTAACCACTGTGCTAGGTCTTGGATTACCCAAGCCTGATCTATTGAAGCGTTGCGACGCTTAACTATTACATAAGACAGTGGTACTTCCCCGATACCGCGAGCCTTAGCATAGTTAAGCGCCTCAACTTGTGCTTCTCTCCAGAACTCAGGCAAGGATAGTGTTGCCCTGTTCTTGAGTTCAAGGATATAGGTTTCTCCCGCGATAACAGTAACGATGTCGCCCTCATCCTTTGCCCCAGCTTTAGTCAGACGCTCTGCAATGACACCGCACTTGCGGAGCCACTTCATTACATCTGTCTCAAACTGAGAACCTTTAGTCTTGTTGTACTGACTCATCTACCAGTACAACCTTGTTGATCTTATAGATGATATTGCCTTCTTCATCTTTAACTAATTCGACAACACCAGATTGCAGTAATGCACCAACGAAGTTGGTTAGGTCTACCTTGATTGCATCTACATCTGCACGTAGTGCATCTATCTTTAGATTATCTCTGTACTTGTTTGTTAATTCTGGCTCAGACATTATACCCTCCTTGGTATCCTGCAATCGTATCTTTCCTTAGCATCCAACCAAACTCGTTCTGGTCTGATATCTGTACTGCTGCGTAGTTTACCAGTAGCTGTGCGTATTCACTGCCGTCTGCAGTATGTTTACCAAAGCGATTCTTTACTGGTGCAACCTTAAGTATTCCTTGTCCTGGGTCATAGCCCAATGTAAGTATCAGCGCAGGTAACTGACTGACCTTTCCGTGAATTGCTCTGCGATGAGGTGGGTTACTAGGTGACCCATACTCTGACTGTTCTGATACGTGGTGGAGTACTAATACACAGGCCTCAGTCTTGCGTGCCATATCGTGTAGCTCCATCATAATTGCTCTCAGTCCTGCCCATTCGTTGTCTGTCTCAGCAGTGATGTTCATTAAGTTATCAATGACTATCAACTCAGGCGGTTGTCCATAGAGTTCAACGTAGGCCCTGATCTCTAACTCCAAGTCGTCAATGTTTGGAGATGAATCAAAGACCCACTTGATGTGGGAAACTTTAACTAACTGTGCATTGTAATACTTACTATCGTTAGACAGGTTTGCCTCTACTGTCACTTGTGAGTGACCAGATAGATGCGATACAGACCTCATCATTACAGTAGCGGTATCAGTATCTGCGGAGAAGAAAAGTGTAGGAACCTTGGCTTTGATTGCATAGATCAGAGCGAACATAGACTTACCAGCATTAGGTGCTGCAGCTACCATACATACTTGGCCTCTACGAAACTTAATACCTTCTGCCTTTAACCCTTCCCACACATCAGGTAGTGGTGTTGCTTTGGTAAGCACTCCACTCCAAGCACGGGAAAGATTAAGCAACGTCGTCCTCCTGATAGATTTTGATTCCTCGCTCACGTCTGATGCGTTGACGATCTCTAATCGCCAGACCACCCCAGATGCCGTGAGCCTCGTTCTTAATACCCCATTCAGCGCACTCTCTACGGTGAGGACATCTCTTGCAGATGTTCTTTGCAAAGTTAGCATCAACTGTAGATGCGCCAGGAATACCAGATTCATTATCGGGGAACCAGAAGTCACCACCGATTGTTGCACAACTAGGAGCTTCGTATTGACTTGGCTCCCGCACTTGCTATCGAACCCAGATAGTGTCGCACTTATCTGGCGCACCCTTAGGTGCTGCACACATATAACCTGACCACGGACCCTTTTGTCCTACACCTGAACGCAGTGCCATTGCACCGTGCTTACATACATTACCGCCACCTGCTGGTGCTGGTGCCTGTGCAACTGGTGTTGCATTAAAAGACTGAGCGATTGCGTCTACGCTTGGGGCCGGTTGTACTGGAACGCCGCCAAGTTCTTTTCCCGTTGACTTAATAAGTGTTGCAACCATAGACAGATCTGTTAGACCTGTCTCTAGTTCTTTAACATCTGCTGCGTAAAGATTGATGAGTGTTCCGTCGTTCAACTTGTAGTTGATCTGATACTTAGTTCCTTCTGTAGCCATTTACTTGCCTCCACTTTGCTTTACGGTTAGTCGCTGACTCTCAGCTCCTACCTTCTTAGGGACGAACCCTAATAGTTTTTCTACCTCGTCACTGTCAACTGACTCGCGCCCTTTAACAGTTGTCCAACTGAGTTCTATACCTGAATTAGTAGTACCCATTACTCCTTCAAAGGATGCCTTCAAAGAATCTTGCTCTTTTTCTAACTCTTTAATCTGCGCTGCTAACTGTAAGTACAACAGTGCGTTCTTGTCAATATCTTCATCAGCAATGATTACTTCATTGACTGGTGTACGTTCTTTTTTTAGACCAACGCATCCCATCTGCCCACTTGCGTCATAGTACTTGCAGTAGAACTGACAGTAACTTGCGTCCTTTTCTGGTGCTGGTGCCTCTGCAGCTTCCTTAACAGCCGCTAGCCAACCGAGTGCTTCTAGTGCAATGGACTCATCGTAGTCTTCGGTGTGAACCTTGACATCTCTTTCGTCCCCGTCCCTGGCAATTGCTACCAGTGACACTCGGTTGACCGCATAGCCGTTCTTAGCTAGGAGGTAGCCGTATAGCTGCACCTGCCACCGTTGCTGATTGCTTGGAAAGTAAGAAAGGTTCCGGACCTTGCTTGTCTTCCAGTCAATCACATCACCAGTACCAGGTACGAAACAGTCAATGTGTGCTTTCATTCCGTTGTATTCAACTTCAGTTTCAATCAACACATCTGGATTATCTGCTAGTGCTCTTTCAATCTCTGCGTGAATAGCAGTACCCATAATCGCAGCGAGCTTTAATTCGTTGTCATTAGTTTCAGGTTGATCGTTAAGTCTGTACCACACCTTACGGCGACAGCCACCTACCTCTGATGGACCAATCTGTACTTGTGTAGATCGTGAACGCTTAGCATCTCCTGCAAGTAATGCAGTAAGTAATAGTTCTTTTGGGTCTGTCACTTCTTGTACTTCCAATCTACCCATATTTCAAATGCTCTACCAATGACAATACCAATCATAAGTCCTAAAAGAAATGCAGTCATTTATTTTCCTCTGCTTCTTCGTGCAACTTATAGGCTAATCTACAAGCCTTCCAACCCATCTCGTAAAAGTAATGAGCAGCATATTCATCTGTCATTGCTATTGTTTTAATATCCATAGCTACATCCTCTCCTGTACCACCAATTGTAGAGGCTTACCGGTGTTGGCATCAAGGACCGACGCGATCTCAACAGCTTTACGGGCGTGTCTCTTTGCGTAGGCTAGGTCCATATCAGGTTTGCAAATTGAATACAGGTAGCCAAGAGCAAGCTGCCCCCCACTACCAATGCCATACGCTCCGTGATTTGCTTGGAAAAAAGAGAGATCACAAGCAATACGAAAGATATTGCCGTTAAAAGCAATGAGATAATCGAAGCCACCATCTTTGTCCACCTTGTTGTAGTCGTAGTTGTTGTCGTTAAATGCTGTGAGAATACTTGGGATAATCTTGCGACCCATAAATTGTGCTGGGTCTTCACCACGGTAGAGCGGTGGTTTCCAGTTATAGGCAAGGATGTCACCAGGTCTAGTATCGCCTGATATACCAATGAGATACTTACCCACTTCAATAATCTTTGGCGTACTCGTTGCTAACGTTACTAGGTTGTCCTCAGTGATCTGTGAGTCGGCTACTAGAACAGCGTAATCAATACCTTCAAGTGCCGCGATTGTTGTCATACTAGAAGCCTATCACCACTACGGCGTGTCGTCGCGTAGCGACACCTACTAGTCACTACAATATGAGCCGTGAGGCGAATTAAACAGACGGGCGCCCTCAAAGGGCGCAGTGGTACCAACCGTACAGTAACTGTGCGGTTCCGTCTACCAACCCTGCCATCGTTTAGATGGCGCAGGAATGCCCTTCCTGAGCCTTTTGGGACCGATCTGCGGGGTTTAGGACCACTTCACGTGTGTCCGTGTGGCTCCCAAGTCTTTAACGTTATGGCCTGCTTTGAAGACTACGAGCTGGTCTGGTACTTCCTTGATGCAACCTGTGTTAACTGTGGCAATCTAGTAGTTGTGCCTTGCCCTGTGGACAAAATGGCATAAAAAAAGAAGGCCGGTCCCCGTAGGGACCGACCTCCTGTTTGCCTCGCGCTATGGGTTACTTAGACCCACGACCAAACTCTTTACAATTTGGATCAATTGCCTTAAGCAATGGACCTGCAACTGCAGCTACTGCTGCTGATGCTAAAGCCTTTGGATCTGTTACGCCTGCAAGGTATAGAGCAATTACTGATGCAATGCCAGCACGTAGGTACGTAGATGCCATAGCAATTAACTTATCTTTGTTCATTGGTTCTCCTTCTTTTTGGGTAAAGGCCTAACTGCTGCCTTGACTTTGTTGACAACCTTTGGTTTGCCCAGCCAAGGGAACCAAGGGGAAGTGTCATCTCCACATCCTTCTTTGATTGAGATATGGAGATGCTTGTTGTGCTTGTTTGGTCCTGTGTACTCGTGTACACCTTTGTCTTTAGACCAAATCTTTCCGTGGAAAATCAAATAGTTCACACGTGGATCTTCTTGTAACTTCTGAAATAGCAGGAAGCAATCAATGCCACCTAGTTTGTCGTGCGTTAGATCTACTGCGTATCCTGTGTTGTGGTCACTGTTGGGATTCTGATTGATATGCGCTGCTGATGGGAGAAGTCCATCGGATGCTTTCATACGCAATGGACATATCGCTGTGGCCTGTCGAAGTACAGCAATAGCGGCAGGTGTGGCTTTCTTTACAAGTTTCTTCATTCATTGTTCCCCTTTTGTAGCATCATCTGATAGAGAATCTCTACCTTAGTTTCTAATCTAGTAATGGAGTCCTTGACACTTGAGCCACCATTGGGTTTAAGTTCGTTGAGATAATGCTTTACTAGCCAGCGAACTGCGCCAACAAAGCCACCTACGATTGTCATTACTGCAACAGCTACTGTTGCGTAGTCTTGTGCCTGCACTAGATTGTCCTAATTGTCACTAAGAGCAATCCACCAAAACCAGAGAATCGCTTATCGGATGGGGTACGGTTAGAGAAATCCATCTCTTCGATGAGTCCAATAAAAGACTCACCAGTTCTAAAGTCTTCAACACGGATACTGTCTCCGTTGTTTTCGACGGTTTCTAACTGTGACATACGAGCATAGGCAGCGCCTTCGTATCCAACCTCAACGCCGAAGTGATCGCTCTCGTGGTCGTAGCAGAACAATGGGTACTGAATAAGACGCTGACGTGGGATTGCTGGCAGTGCTTTGAGCTGATAGCCAGTAAAGAGTGGTCCCTTGCTTACATCTGTAGATGAGCGCTGAAGAGTAAACTTAAATGCTAAGTATTCTTGAGCTTGTTGTGGATAGTTGATGTTAACTTCAGGTGTTAGTTCACCTTGTGAGAACTGAGCAATTGTGTACTCAACATCTTTACTATCAATAGAGTCAACGATAAGACCACCATTAGTGGTATCTACTCGTGCTTGTAATAGTTTGTATATCTTAGCCTCAAGTGTATTATATCTGATAAAGCCTGTACGCAGGTATCCTTCTGCAACTACATTTGTAGTTGATTCAGCATAGGTTGTATCACTTGTTACAAATGCTAGGCGATCTGAGTTACCAAAGAAAGCAACCTGGCTTGCTGCAACTGTAGTTCCAGTAGCCACCAAGTCCCAAGCCCAAGGAAAGAACAGGCTGTTTGCTAGGACTGTTGTTGATAGGTCGCATCGAACTAGCCCTGCTTCACCATCAACGGTGGTAGCAAGCCAAGCAAAACTATCCTTAAAGGCAATAGCATTACAGGCTGCTCCACTAAAGAGTAATGGTCCATACTGGATGTCTCCATTAGTATCTGAGATACCAGCACGGAATCCCTTGCTAGTTGCAAGGATCGCATAAGCACCCAGGTATACATCAAAGTCATTGATCTGCTCACCTTGTGGCAGGTCAATAATTACTGTTGGTGTATTGAGCGTTGGGAATCCTAATGAGTTAGGAACAGCAGCATCTAATGTAATCTTAAAGACAGATGATGATGTTCCGTTAGGAGCATATCCTGATACATAGATAGCCTGTGGTCCTTCTGCAATAGATGACCATACCCAACTAGAGTTAGGATGTGTGTATAACGCTGTAGGTAGTGCAGCAGAGGCAGTAGCGTTAGCGTTAAGTTCATAGATTGCATTGCCAATTGCAACGATAAGACGTTGCTTGACATAGCGGATAGTTGCTCTAGTTACTGATGGGGTGTTATAGATTTCACTATCTGCTGGAGTTGCACCCAGTGATCCTTTGTGGACTTTGGTTCCATTGATAAAGTAATAGTTCGATCCATCGGTGGTTAGGCTATAGATAGTAGAAGGCGTACCTGCCTGAGTGATCGTAGTTCCTGTACCACCAGTAGTTATCTTTCTTAATGCACTACCATTGGTTACATAGATGCAGTCATTGGTTCCGTCATTGACACCAATGAGCTGTCCTCCATTGGCACCTGTATAGAACAAGCTGGTGTCATTGAGAAGGGTTGCTTGTCCTCGTGTCCAAACATCTACACCTTTAGACTCTGTGTACTGGAAGCGAAGTGACTCTTCTTGGATAGGTTCAAAGAACTTAATGCCAGCGCCGTAATGAAATGAAGACTGTGAACGTAGCCACCAGCCAGTAATAGACTGCTCGCCTGCTTCTCTTGTCTGGTCAATCTGTTGCTTACGATACTGCGCTGTTACACGACGGTAAGGGTTATCATCAGATGCTGCAAGGAAGAACGGTAAACCAGCGATAGCAATATCGTAGGCTTCTCCAGTTGCTGCGTAGTTAGTAGCACCTACTGGATTGGAAAGTACATAGGGTATTCCCTCGGTAATATCATCGCCATAAGCCATTGACTACACTCCACTCGTTGATGTTCCGCAAGCATTTGTTGCATAAAGACCAAATGTTTCATTACTTGGAAAAGGTTGTGACGGACTACTGTTGAACGTTAATGGTGATGATGTTCCTGTTACTGAGAAAGAAGGGAAAGGGAAACCAGTAAAGGTATAAATAGTTATAGCACTACCACCAGAGTTACCAGCAGTAAATGTTGCTGTTGCTGTAGTTCCGCCAGGTGTCCACGATACCGATGCAGACTGAGGTGCTTGAGGAACTGTGCAGGCATTAGTTGAATTAGATGCACTACTTGCAGATGAGTCACCCTTAACGTTAACAGCCTTGAGAAGAACGGAGTATGAAGTTCCAGCAACAAAGGCTGAGCCAGTACTCTGTGTTGTCAATGTCAATGGGCTAGTAGTTCCAGATGCAGTTGCATAAGTTGTACCACCATTGGTTGAATACTTGTATGAAGTAATCGTTGCTCCACCATCACCATTTGCAGTAAATGTAATACTCATTGTTGGAGTAGATCCATAAGCAACATTTGCTGTAGGTGATAAAGTCCCGATAGTAGGTGCAACAGGAACTGTTGCTGGAATTGTAGAGTTAGAAGCAGCAGACGCTATAGAAGTTCCATTGGCATTAGTTGCTGTGACTGTAAAGGTGTAGCCAGTACCATTGGTTAGACCAGTTACTGAAATTGGAGATGATGCAGCAGAACCAGTAATGCTACTTGGTGTAGATGTAGCAGTGAAGGTACTTACAGCAGCACCACCTGTTGCTCCTGCAGTAAAGGTAACTGATGCTGTTGTGTTAGCACCAGTTGCAGTTCCAATAGTTGGAGCTTGTGGGATAGTAGTTGCAGTAACAGCACTTGTTGCACTAGATGGAGTACCAGTTCCAACGCTGTTAATAGCAGATACTGTAAATGTATATGAAACTCCAGATGCTAAACCAGTTACTGAAATAGGAGATGCTGTTCCAGTTGCTGTAATTGAACTAGGAGTTGAAGTAACGATGTAGCCAGTGATTGCCTCGCCACCATCGTATACTGGTGGAGTGAAGGTTACATCTACTCTACCGTCATTGTACGCACGACCTGTTCCAACGTTAGTTGCTGAAACAGAGGTTGGCGCATTAGGTTTATCTCTCTTAGAAGATGCTATTGAACCAGGTAGTTTCATTAGGCTTTGATATCCCCAATGAGAACCCAGTTATTAGTTCCTGTTTTGATAAGAGTAGCTGCAGACCATTGAGTTCTTAGTTTCAAATCTCCGTCTGCTGAACTGACAGTTACTCCAACTGCGCCAGCGACTGTTACGTTGCCTGCACCAGATTGGATAATTGTAATTTGTGAGCCTGTTGCAAATGGAACTGAGGCATTGGTTGGAACAGTCAGCGTGATTGGAGATGAGTTAGTAAGAGTAACCAAGTCACCAGCATCGCCTGCTACTAGAGTGTATGCAGTACCTGTCTGTGTGTTAAGTGGGATAGTCTCATTGAGTCCTGATTCAAAAGCAGTAAGGTCGCTAGATGTCAGTACGTGCTTGACTGTTGCACCGCCTGAGTGCGAGATAGCACTTGAACCAGCCTGACCACGAACGATTGTAAGTGTGTCACTAGATACTGCAGTAACAAATACAATTTCTTCGTTCTGTGTATCAGGATCAAGGGCTACTGTGAACTGGTCAATGTTGCCAGTTGCAAGAGTTACTCCACCCATAAGAGCAGATCCAGTACCAGTAGCCACTGTCATAGTTGTTGCTGTATTAGATATACCTGAAGCAAGCGTTGTTTGTACGCTTATGCTAGAGAACTTACGTGTCATTTGTCTGCCTTATCGAGTGTAGTGGATACGAATTGGATACTTGTCTGCTAACTTCAAAGCCTCTTCATTAAGGCGCTGTTGGTATAGAGCAAAGATATAACGAGATGCTGCAACACCAGCAGATGATGGAATCTTAGAGTCGTTTAGATCGGCTTCAGCGCTAGAGAGATTGATTCGTCCAGCATCAATATAAGACAATAGTTTGTATGCTGCCCCGAGTGTGACAACATCCTTACAAGAATCTGGTAGGCCAGTAACGTCAGCAAAATCATCTGTGTTGGAGTCAAGAGTGTTTGGCGTGGAGGTATACCAAACCTGAATTGTACGACCAGGTTGTACGTTCTCATAAATGTTTATCGTATTCTGTGTATTAAAGGTAGCAGCATTTGCCATACTGTCTAAGCGCCAGCGATTAACTGGTAGCCATTCCTGGCTAGAACCTGTTGTCTGCCAAGAGATAAACAAGATATCTTCGCAGTCATCAGGCAATGGGTATGTTGTTTGAGATGCGTTAAAAGTAAATGTGTAAGAAGAAGCAATCCATAGTTTAGGATAGAAGCTGTTGATCGTATCGTTGATTGCCTTCTTGATGTTGTTGCGTGGGAAGGTTGGAGACAGAGTAACTTGAGCATACTGTGCGTGAGGTGTAGCAGTAGTGGCTTGGTAGCCACGACCAAATCCTGGGATAACGTTAAGAGTATTGTTTGCCTTATCGAAGGAATCAATCCAGATAAGTTCGTCATCAATTTCAATGACACCTTTAGCAAGGTTGTTCTGGCTACCTACAAGGATCTCAGTAGATGTTGTAGTCAACCCAGCAGGGTTAGCAACATAGGTGATACGGTCTTGTCGAAGTGCGTAACCTTGTAGGTTGGCCTTTACTTCGTCTACCAGTTCGTTTAGTGTTGGCATTATTTCCTCTCATACCAGCCATCTCCCCATAGAGTTAGCAGTCGTGCAAAGTATTGCTCGTATTGTGGTGCGATGGCATCTAACGAATAGAGAGATACTGCTCGCTTATGTATTGCTACTGGGTCTAGATCCTTCACCCACTCTGTAGCTACTGCAAACTCCATTGCATTTCTGCAACGGTATCCAGTAACACCTTGTGGATTAGTCTCTGTAAATGCGCCCCAGTCTGTGGTAATCGTTGGAGTCCCACAGGCTTGTGCTTCGATAACTACGTTACCAAAAGGTTCTATGTAGAGCGTTGGTGCAAATAGGGCAATAGCTCCACCCATTAACTTTGCTCGTTCTTCTGCTCCTACTGGTCCTACCCATTCACCGTATTCAATCTTAGGATCCTTACCAGGACCTGCCATAATCAACTTGAGTCCTAGTTCCTTGCATACGTGCTGGGCTACAACTAAACCTTTTCGATCTACCATACGTCCAACGTAGAGGTAGTAATCTTCTTTCTTTTCCTGCAATGGGAACATCTCTGGTTCTAAGTAACCAGGAATAACGGCGTCATAGAAGTTGCCATCTACCATCGTAGGGTTCTTAAACATCGCAT